AAATGTATAGCACCTTACTGATACGAACACTCGTTCCCCAATTGAGTTTTTGTTCGTGTCATTAATAAAAATAATGAATAAACAACAAATCATAAGAAAAAATTAATAAACAATAAATAATGAATAAACAACTATTCATAAGAAATTATAATGAATAAATAGTAATAGAATGGTTGACAACGTGTACTCGTTTATGTTATAATATAAAAGAATAAGAAAGGAGTTGAAGAAAATGAAAGAAGTAAAAGTTCAATTGTTCAAATTTAATGAGTTAGAAGGCAAAGTTCAAAAGAAGATATTAAAAGAAGAAATTCAATCACAATTTGAATTTTATTGTGAAACATTTTTATATGAAGAGTTGGAAGAACTAGCAAAAGAGGAATTGAATTCTATTTTTAATAAAGTAACTAATATTAGACTTCTTTATGATTTTAGCTATTCACAAGGAAGCGGATTATTAGTTGAATTTGACGGAATTTATAAAAATATCAATTTTGAAGTAAGACAAAATCCACATAATAGCTTATACACTTATTGTGAAAATTTTGTAATAAATTATGAAGATGAAGAAAATGTTTCAATCAATATTGATAAGGAATTAAGAGAAAAAATAACTCATATAAATTGTAAGTTAAAGAGTGTCGGTTATGCAAAAATTGAAGATGATGAATATTTTGAATCACAAGCGGAAGATTATTTATTACAATTAGATGAAGAGTTCACAAAAGATGGAAAATATTTTGATAATTAGAAAGGAGCAAAAGAAAATGAAAGATTATGAAAAATTAAAACTTACAAATGAAAAAGAAAGAAAGCTAATAGCGGAAAGAGAAGCAATAAAAGACCAATATTATGACAAAAATATTACAAGTGATGAATTTAAAGAAAAAATATCAGAAATTGACAAGCGAATTAAAATCACACAAATTACAAGCAACATATTAAAAAATAATTTATATGTAGTAGTACATAATGAGTTAATGAAAATTTATAAAGAAGTTTACAAAAAATATGAATCAAAAAATATTGGAGATAAAAGAAAGAAAGAAATTGAAGAAATATTTAAAAAGCAAATTGAAAGTATATTTAATTATACTGATGAACCATCTTACAATCGATTTTATTTATATTTTCAACCAACTAGCGAGTGGAACAGCGACAAAAGATATTTTAGAATATCAATTGATAAGTTAAAATATGATTTTGAATTTTCAATAGAAAATGATGAAGTAAAAAGCAAGTACAATATAACAATTCCAACTTACGTTGAAAATGTAGAAGAAGAAGCAAAAAGACTATATAACATATATAACGATACATTGAAGAAAAAAGAAGAAATACAAAAGCAACTTGATGAAATTAAGGAAAATTTATCAAGCAATTTTGAAAGAAATTTATATAATGATGAAATATCAAAATTGACAAGAAATTTAACATTATATTGGTAAAATTTAAGAGCTAGAATAAAAATTCTAGCTCTTTTTTCTTTTGTAGAATCAACAAAAGATTGAGTAATTATAAAACTTTTGGGGTAATAACAAATGATATAATTCTAGGTTAGCCACAACCTATGATATAAATATAATAACATTAAGCAAAACAAAAATCAATATCAAAAATTGAAATTCCATTTTCCATTTCCATTTTCCTTTTTATGTCAACGTTTTAACAATTTTCAAAAGTTCATAAAAATTATGTTTTATTTTTTGTGATTCAAAATAAACGATACCGAAGCGAAAAATTTTCTATGAAATTTTTCCAAAATTTATATTTTTTCAGGGATTTAATCATCATAATATTAGGTTTAGAATCCGAAAGCGACATTGAAAAAAGATATGGAGTTTCCTTTAAATAATCATAAGAAATAAAAACTCGACCTTGTTTATAATCATTCCATATTCCATAAGTTTCTCCGTTATAAATAAAAGCAAAAGTAAATCTTGCAGTTCCTGACTTTTTTCCAATAAAGTCATTATTTTTATCAAGCACTTTATTTTCCATTGCATAATCAGAATATCTAGTTCCGTTTCATAAGTTTACCGAATCAAAGTTTCTTCACGTTCTTTTCTAAACTCTTCATTATTCATATATTGAACTAACACCAAATTATCTTTAAAAAGTTTTATATCATTATTATAAGGAAGAGATAATCCAAAAAATGAAAATAGAGGAGAAAATTCAATTCCTTCAACTGCATTCATAAGGAAGAATATTTTTATATCACTTCTATTTCTAATAACCGAATCAAGAAGTCCGAGCAATAATCATTCCGTTCTTGAGGAAGGTAATATCTTTTATTTTTTTCTATTGCATATTCATCAAACACAATAATTTTAATATCATCAAAAGTAACTGATTTTAAATCTTGTGCTTCAGTAAGTCTTTTACCAAATCCAATAACTTCATCATCAACATAAAAATTTCTATGTTTCGTATAAAGTTTATGATTAGGAAATTCATTTTGTATATCAGAGAAAAAAGGTTTTGCAAAAACTGACTTTAATTCATTATCATATCTTCTAATATAAAGAAATTTTTCTTTTTTCTTTAAGAAACGATTAATAACATATTTTTTAAATCCGTAGGTTTTACCGAACACCTCTTTCTCCTACCAATATATTAACAGGACAATTATAAGATAATATTTTATCATAATTATAAAAATGCAAAATATCACTTCTTTCCAATTTAAAATTGCAAGTAAAAGAAGTTGTAAAGCAGTATTCCACTACACCACCTATTATACCCGCTCTTCACGTTGGAAATGTATAACAGGTTACTTTACATTTAACTTCTTTACTCGCAACTTCATTATATATTAATAGTTTACTAAATAGCAATACATAAAATAAATTATGTAACTTTATTGTAAAAATTTTTGAAAAAAGTTTTTAAAAATGTTGACATTAAAATTCAAATTCTCTATTATAAAAATTAAGGAGATGATAAAAAATGGATTTAGACCTTTTAGGTAATATTAATAGCATATATGAAGATTTAGAAAAGCTTGAAGATTTATATTCCAAAGAATACATATCTTTAAAATGTTATTACGAAACAAAGAGTAACATTTTATTAAAGCTAATAGGAATATCAGAAGTAGAAAAAGAATCAATTAAAACAAAGGTGGAGTTGTTATAATGCACGATTTAGATATTATTAATTTATGGAAAAAAGGTACTCCTAAAAATCTTATAGTTAATGCAGAAGCAGATGATTTAAGAAGATTTTCAAACTTTACAAATAAAAAGATGGCTCGAGAAGTTGCTTACAATAGGATTGAGCAAGTATTACTTAAAGAGTATCGAAGATTTAGGTAATAGACTAAGGCAAAAAATTTAACTTGTTTCTTTCTGCTTTAGTTTTATTATAAATTTTAGCACTTATGCTTTAAATAAGAGAAGGAGTGTTCAATATGGAACAAGAAAACAATGAATTAATGATTACAAATGATGAGGAAGTAAATGTATTAGGATTTAGTAATTCAAGAGCAAACTCTAATGTTGAAGTTACAACACTATCAAATATCAAAGATAGAAAATTGTTATTCAATCTACAATCTCATGTTGATTATAAGTTAAATGATTGTGTTGGGGATTTAATAAGAGTTAAGGGAGTATTAATCAGATTCTTTAAAAAGCCTTTAAAAGAGCCTATTTTTGATGAAGATACAGGAGAAATAATTAAAGATTCACAAACTACAGTAAGTTGTATCTTAATTGATGATAACGGAAAATCTTATGCAACAGGAAGCATGAGCTTTGCTATGAATTTACGTTCATATCTAGGAGATTTTGATGGAGAAAAAGAATTAGATGAAGGTATAGAAATGAAGATTATTAAAGTAGATGTACCAAATTCTCCAAATAAAGCTTTAGGTTTTGAAATTCTTTAGGAGTTGATTTAAATTGGTAACAAAAAGAGGAATATATTATGATTTAGATGAAACACTATATACATATAGGATTCAGGACTTAAAATTTTATTTTTCATCAAAGAAATATCGAGATAAATTCATTAAAGAATCTTCAGAATTTAAAAAGATTGAAACATATAAATTTGAAAATAGATATGGAACAAGATTACTTAAAGATGATTTCTTTCTTATTTTATTATATAATAAAATAGAAAAAAGGGGATTCTTAATTGAAGTTATATCAAAGAAAAGAAAATTGTATGCAAATCCTTCAGTAAAGATTGACTTTTTATCATTTTAAAAAGGAGATGTTCTTATGTGGAGTTTTTTAGGTGGTTTTATAGTAGGGTTTATTTTTGGATTTTTACTTTGTGCAGTTATATCTTCTAAAAGTTAGGAGTGATAAATATGGCAAAAATAAGGTGGAAGAAATCGGATTACATAAAACTTGGAAAAGCAGTTGCAGAATACAATAAGAAGCTTTCATCACTTCAAGAACTTGGAGAAGAAGCATATTTACCTCGGCTTAATAGATTATAAAGAAGCAAAATCTTCAATCCTCTCTCGTAAAGAATTAAATCGAATGATAAACTCTTTAAAGAGATTTAATAAAGAAGGAGCAGAAGATTTATATGTAACGGAAGGTGGATTTATGCTAACTAAATGGGAGCATAAAGAACTATTAAAAGAGCAGAGAATCAGGGAGAAGAAGCTTAAAGAGGAATTACAACAACTTAAAGAGCCTTCTCCTTATTCAAATGCAGGAGCTTCAAGGTATGAAATGGGTTCAGAGAGAGCAAGACAACTTGAAGAAATGTTAAATACAACAAATATACAAATGCTTGAAAGAGCAACTGACCTTACTAGATTTGAGGAACTACGAAAGAGGATTCATAGACTAGGAAGTGAAGATTACTATACAAGAGCAAATATAAGATTCAAGAAAAATTATCTAGAAGCTTTAGAAAGATATAAAAGTTATGATAATTATGAAAAATTGATTTCACAATTAAAGAAGATAAGAAATCCTGAAGAATTCTACAAACTAATTTCAAACTCTGCTTTAGGAATGGATGTTTTTACTTTTTATGATGAAAATTTTACTCAAGATGAATTTAACAATTTAGCTTATGATTTAGGAGTTGATGAATCTAAACTGCAATAGTGTTTCAAAGTGGAGTGATATTTTTGAAATATACTGCAGATTTTGAAACTGCTACTTGGTATGAAGATAGAACTTACGTATGGGCTTGGGCGATTTGTGAAATCGGAAATGAAGAACATATCGAGTACGGAAATAATATAGAAAGTTTTATTTCTTGGTGTAAAAAATCAGGAAATGCTACATTATATTTTCACAACTTAAAATTCGATTCAGAATTTATAATTTGTTATTTACTAGAAAATGGATTTACTTATGCAGAATCAAAATCTGATATTAAAGATAAAACATTTACAACTATCATATCAGATATGGGAATGTTTTATGAATTAAAAATATACTTCAAGAAATCAAAGAAAAAAGCAGTAAAAGTCACTATATATGATTCTCTAAAGATTATACCATTTTCAGTAAAGGAAATAGCAAAGAGTTTTAATTTAAAAGAATCAAAATTAGAACTTGATTATTTACAAAAGAGAGATGAAAATCACGAACTAACAAAAGAAGAAAAAGATTATATTACAAATGATGTTGTTATAGTTGCTAAAGCTTTAAATGTAATTTTTTCTGAAAAGCTAACAAAGATGACACAAGGCTCAAATGCTCTTCATGATTTTAAGGAAATAATAGGAAAAAATAAATTTGAGCATTTATTCCCGAAGTTATCATTAGAAACTGATGAAGATTTAAGAAAAGGTTACAAAGGGCGGATTCACATATTTGAATCCTTTATACAAAGAAAAAGAAGTAGGTAATGGCTCGGTACTTGATGTAAATTCGCTATATCCGTATGTATTAAGATACAAGCCTATGCCTTATGGAGAGCCTTTGTATTATGAAGGAGAATATAAAGAAGATAAAATTTACCCTTTATATATGCAGATGATAGTATGTGAATTCAGAATAAAGAAGAATAAAATTCCTACAATCCAAATTAAGAAATCAAGAATATTTTTATCAAATGAATACATAAGAGATTCAGGAGATGAGCCAATATGTTTAGTATTAACATCAGTTGATTTAAAATTATTTTTAGAACAATATGATGTAATCAATCTAAAATATATATGTGGTTGGAAATTTAAGCAAAAAGAAGGAATATTTGATGAGTATATAGATAAATGGATTGAAAGAAAAATTAAAGCAACTAAAGAAGGAAACAAAGGACAAAGAACACTTGCTAAATTAATGCTTAATTCCTTATATGGAAAATTTGCTACATCTTTAATAGTAGGAAGCAAACACCCTGTAATAGAAGATGGAGTTGTTCACTATAAGATGAATGAAGAAGAGATAAAAGAAGGATTATATCTTCCAATACGGAGCTTTTACAACTGCTTACGCAAGAGAAAAGACAATAAGAACTGCTCAATCAATTACTGATTATTCGCTAGAAAAATACGGAGAAGATTTATTTTGCTATTCTGATACTGATTCTCTTCACTCGTTACTTCCTGTAGAAGAACTTAAAAAGTTTTGCGATATAGATGATGTAAGACTTGGAGCATGGAAATGTGAAGGAGTATTTACTAGAGCAAAATTTATAAGACAAAAATGTTACATTGAAGAAATAGATAATCAGATTAAGATAACTTGTGCAGGATTACCAAAGACTTGTTATGATTTTGTAACTTGGGAAAATTTCAAAACAGGTTTTACCTGTGGTGGAAAACTTACTTATTCTCATGTTAAAGGTGGTATTATACTAAAGGAAACTGAATTTACAATCAAGGAAGAGAAACTAAAGAAGAACATTGAAAGCTTTTAATAAGAATTGTATAATACATCTATAAGGAGATGATATTATGCAATTCTTTTATTATATTTTAAATTTAGCTTTCGTTAAAGTATTAGTAATAGTAATAACTTTAGATACAATTTTTGGAATCCTTCGTGCAATTCGTGAAAGAAAAATAAATTCAAATATAGGTATTGATGGAATAATAAGAAAAGTAGGAATGTTAATTTCAATCATTTTCTTTTATTTAATAGATTATGAATCAGGAATAAATCTAATCGGATTTATTCCAAAAGAAGCATTAGAAATACTTCCTATAAAAGAAGTAGGAATAGGAATTTTATTTAATTTATTATTTGTCATTTTTGAACTACTTTCAATCATGAAAAATATGATTAAATGTAAACTTCCAATTCCTAAATCTTTTCAGAAGTTTTTAGAAAAAGTATTAAATCAGTTTACAACTGAACTAAAGGAGAATAAAGATGGAAAATAAAAAAGAATTTAAAGGAATAGATATTTCAGAATTTAATGGAAAAATAGATTTTAAAAAAGTAAAATCAGAAGTTGACTTCATAATGATAAGGGTAACTTATGGTAGAAAAGGAATAGATAAAAGATTCAAAGAAAATACAAAAGGTTGTATTGAAAATGATATTCCTTTTGGATTTTACTATTATTCTTATGCAGTAGATGAAGAAACTGCAAAAGAAGAATGTTCATTTTTCCTAAAAGAAATTAATGAATATAAAGACTTAACAAGATACCCAATAGCAATAGATATGGAAGATTCTGATGGTTATAAAGATAAACATAACGCTTTAAATAAAAATACAATTACTAATATATGTAAAATTGCAATAGAAAAAATGCAAACTGCAGGTTATATATCTATGATATATGCAAACTTTGACTTTTTTAAAAATTATATAGATGAAAAAGAAGTAGATAAAATTCCAAAGTGGTTGGCTTTATGGAATGAAAATGCGACTATAGATAAAGAAAAATTTAAGATATGGCAGAAATCATCAAAAGGAAAAATATCAGGAATAGAAGGTAATGTTGACATAAATATTTCTTATGTTGACTATGAAAAATATATAGCATATATAAGAAATATAATAAAGATTCAATTTATCAAGCTTCAATCAGGAATAGAAGATTTAACTATTCAATATTTATCATGTTATAAAGAAGGTCAAGCCTTAATAGATAAGATATATAATCGCATAAATAACCCTAAAAAGATAGATAATCCATCAGAAGATATTCATATATTAGTTAATCTAGAATATGGATTATTACCTCGTGATATCGCTCACATTAATAATTACCTATATGGAGAAGATTTATATCTAAAGCTTTATAGAGTATTATGTAAAGGAGATGTTAAATAATGACTAAAGATGAATTTCAAACAAAAGTTGATGAAATCTTAACAAAAGTTGGAGATGAAAAAGGAAATCTAATTTTAGATGATATTGCAACTTTAATAAATGATAATTCCAAAATGAATGAAGATATATCTTCTAGAGATAAGAACATTGAAGAATTAAAAAAGAGAAATGATATGCTCCAAAAAGTAAATGGAAATTTACTTATGCAAGTTTCAGTTGCTCCTGAAGAGCCAAAAAAAGAAGTTCCAAAGGATTTAAAAGATAATGGAAAGCCTGTTATTGACTTTAGAAAAACTCTTGATAAGAATGGTAACTTTTTAGTATAATATATTTAAGAAAATAAGGTAATTTATTTTCAAATAATATTATAGGAGATGATAATAATGGCAATAAAAGAAGGTTTTAGAACTGCTCTAAACTTGATTAGAGAAACTTCTATTGAATCAGATACACTTTATCATAGATACATAGACCAAATTTACCCTGATTCTGACATCACAAAATTTGCAAATGCAATTTTAGAAAATCCAAATGTTGCAAATGAATTCTTTAATGTTTTAATTAAAAGAATTGTTTACACTAGAATTGAATCAAAGATTTATAATAATCCACTAGCAAGACTTCAAGGAGATAGAATTCCTTTAGGTGCTATTGGTCAAGAAATCTTTATTAATCCTATTAAGGCTCGTAAATTTAACGTAGATGATTTTGCAGGATTACTAGCAAAATATGAAGCAGATGTTAAAGTACAATATACTGAAGTAAATTCAGATTTACAATATGTTGTAACTGCAACTAGACAAAAAATTCGTGATGCTTTTACTTCTTGGGAAAAACTTAATGAATTCGTCGATGGATTAGTTTCTGCTTTATATAACGGAGCATACATTGATGACTTTAGATTAACTAAAGCATTAGTTTCTTCTGCTTATGCAGGAAATAATGTTGTTTATAAAACAATTTCTGCAGTTTCTTCTGAAGCTACTGCAAAAGCTTTTGTAAAAGAAGCTAGAAAACTTTATAAACATTTCCAATTCCCATCTTCAGATTACAATGCTTGGTATAAAGTTGGTGGTTATGGTAATGCAGTTGTAACATGGTCTAATCCTGATGACATTGTATTCTTAATTAGAGCTGATGTTTCAACTGAATTAGATGTAGATGTACTTGCTTCTGCATTTAATATGTCAAAAACTGACCTTTATGGTAGAGTAATTGAAGTAGATAACTTTGATGTTTATGATGGAGATACTAAAATCTATGATGGAAGTGAAATTGTAGGTATAATGGCAGATTCTTCTTGGTTTAGAATTAAAGAACAAGAAAGAGCAACTGATGAATTCTACAACCCAAATAACCGCACATGGCAATTCTACTTAAATATGGTTAAGATGTATAACTATTCATTATTTGCTAATGCAGTTGTATTTACAACTTCTGCTCCCGTAGTTAAAGCAACAAAGATTGAATTTGCAGATGATTCTGCTATTACACTAAAGGTTGGAGAAAAAGTTATTAGAACTTTAGTACCTACTCCATTTAATGCTACATCAGAAGTTACATTTACATCAGGAGATTCTACTAAAGCTTCAGTAAGAAAAATCTCTGATAGAGAAGTTGAAATTACAGGTGTTGCTAAAACAACTAATGCAGTTACAATTACTGCAACTGCTGAAACTTCATTAACTGATACATTATCAGTAGAAGTAGAAGCTTCAACTTAAAAATATAATTTATAACTAGGAAGGAAGGATTTACTTCCTTCCTATTTTTAAATAGAAAGAAGGTATATAATGTCTACTTTAACAAGAGATAGTTATGTTAAATTAGTAAGATTAGATTTAACTCCTTCTAATCAATTAACATTTAGTGATGTAAATGCACAAACTACTTTTTTTGAAAATCTTACAGGTTTAGTTCTTGAAGATTTTAGTTATCAAAGAAAAGATAAAGTAATTCGTTACCCTCGGAGTATTTGATGATGTTGAAAAGTATAATTATTGTATTTATAAAAATCCTGATTACTCAAATAAATATTATTATGCTTACATTACTAAACTTGAATATGTAAATGATGGTATGACTAATATTTATATTGATACTGATGTATTCCAAACTTGGCAATTTGATTTTATTTATAAAAGAAGCTTTGTTGAAAGAGAACACGTAAACGATGATACTATTGGAAAGCATACTTACCCTGAAGTTTTAGAATCAGGAGAATATGTTGTTAATAATTATCAGTATGATAATACTTATGATAGTTATGTATATATGGTAATAACTGAAGAGCCTTATGATTCTACAATACTTGATAAAAATCATTCATTTGTTAATCTTGGTGGAATAATGCACTATGGTTTTATATATGTATGTATGACTAGTTATCAATTAATAAAATTATTTGATACTTTTGATAATAATATCGTAGGTACAGGTGGTAGAAAATGTATTAGAGAAATCTATGCAGTTCCATATAATTTATTTACTTCAGGAACTTTACATGAAGTATATGACCCTGATGACCCTACAATAGTATTGTTTTATGAATATGATGGAGAAGCTTCTCCTAAATATCATACTATTAATATTAATAAGCCTTATTCTATTGATGGGTATATTCCAAAAAATAATAAACTTCTTACTTACCCTTATTGTTATATGTTAGTTTCAAATAATAATGGAACTTCTAATGTTTACCAATATGAAAAATTTACTTCTAATGATTGTGAGTTTCAAATTGGTGGTATACCTACTCAACGGAGTTTCAATAAAGCTTACTCCACAAATGTATACACAAAATCAAGGTTATGATGAATCTGAAGGATTAATTGGTGGAAAATTCCATACTCTAAATTGGAATATAGATAATTATCAAAATTGGCTTTCTCAAAATGGTCTTAATCTAAATGGTAATATTGCTATGGGAGCAATAGAAGCAATAAGTGGATTAAATTTAGCAAATAGTGGAAGAGAAGATGTAAAATCAGGAGAAGTAATTGATGGAGCTATAAGCTATGGAAGTGTTTTATCAGGACTTTCTAAAATCAAAGATAATTTAATGATTAATTATCAACATGGAATGGAAGCAAATTCTTCACGTGGCTTAATAAATGGTGCAAATATAAATATAGCAGGAGATATGAATGGTTTCTTCTTTTACCAAAAATCAATTAAAAATGAATTTGCAAAAATTATTGATGATTATTTTTCAATGTATGGTTATAAAGTAAATGAATTAAAAATTCCTAATATTAATGGTAGAACTAATTGGAACTTTGTAAAGTTATTACTTCCTAATATAGAAGGAACTTTAATTCCTGAAGCAGATTTAAATAAATATAAAAAACAATTAGAAGAAGGAATTACTTTTTGGCATAACTATAATACGTTTAGAGATTATTCTCAAACAAATAGTATTGTTATTTAAAAGGTGGTGGAAAAATGAAGAAAAATTTTGGTGGAAAATCTATTAAAGGTGGAAGAGGAGTTTTTAAAAATAATTATAACTTTATTGATAGTGCATTAGTAAATGATAATACTTACTTTGATTACCTAAATAGATTTAAGCAAGTTGCTTTAACTCAATTTGAGTGGATTAATTTACCTCAATCAATGAATGCAGATTTTCTTGAATTATGCTTATACTATTTTGGAGAAGCTTCACTTTTAAAAACTGAAGAGTATGGTTTCATTAATACTAAATGTTGTACTAATGGTCAGGTTAATATTTATGGATTACCTTCTTCATTAAATTGCTTTTCTTTTGATGGATTTCAGGAAAATAGAAAACTTTATACTGGTCTAATTCCAAATCAAACTGAATATGAAGCTTGTATTTTAGTAAAAAATAATATTGAAAAAATTCCTACGGCTCGGTACTATGGAGCTTTTTGCACTTCGTTTATATGAAGCAGAAAGAACTTGCGATGTTAATATAAAGGCTCAAAAAACTCCTTTGATTATTCGTGGAGATGAATCATTAAAATTAACAATGGAAAATCTATATAATAAATATAATGGAAATGAGCCTATTATTTATGCAGATAAAAAACAACTAGGTTCTGATTCTATTGAAGCTATTAAAACTGAAGCTCCATTTATTGCAGATAAGATAATGCTTTATAAACAACAAATATGGAATGAAGCTTTAACATTTTTAGGTATTGATAATATTGCTTCTGAAAAGAAAGAAAGATTAGTTGAATCTGAAGCTTCTTCTAATAATGAATTAGTTAATTTAAATCTACAAGCTAGACTTCAAACTAGAAAACAAGCTTGTAAAGAATTTAATGAATATTTTGGTCTTACAGGAGAAAATGCAATTGATGTTAAAGTTCGTTCTGATTTATTCAATGTAATTAAAACAACTGATTCTATTGTAAGATTAGATGATATAAGAGAAAAAGAAATAGCAAAGGAAGTGATTTAAAAGATGGCAGATTATACAATTCAATTAAGAGATGTATGTAATCTCTATGGTAGAAATGAAGTAGAATCTTGGTTTTCTTCTTATGAACTTTCTGATTATTTATCTCCTGAACAAATTGCAAGGATTCAGGAAGCTTCAAATTGGAGTAAAGAAAAACTTGCTAAAAAGATTGTAGACCATTATTATATGAGAGAAATAGGTTATGAAACTCCTTGGTTATTTCAGCATTTTGCAAAAGTTAAAATGAATGAACTGATGGAAGAAAAACTTCCTCTTATATGGTCTAAATATATTGAATATGACCCTTTAGTAAATGTAGATTATGTTGAAAGTTACACTAGAAATATTGAAGGAACTGAAAATAATACTTCTTCTACTACAGGTGCAGAAGCAGTTCATAATGAAGGAGAAATTACAAATGAAGGTACAACTACTTCAGAGTCAACTGATAATGCTTCAGGATTAATCGTAAATTCAGATACACCACAGCGGAGAAATTAGTAAAGAAAATATTTTAGCTCGGAGCTTATGCTTCTTCTACTACTGCTAATGAAACTGAAAGCTCTATTAATTCAGAAACTTCTGCTTCTAATACTCAAAATCAGGAAAATGATTCTACTCGTAATTCTAGTGGAAGTTATTCAGGAGAAAAATCTGATAGTAGAGATGAAACGTTTAGTAGAACTATGAAGGGAAATTCAGGTGTAATGACTACTGCTCAAAAATTAATTCAGCAATTTAGAGAAATTGTTATAGCTACTGATAAAGATATTATTGAAGCTTGTAATTCATTATTCTTTGGTTTATTTTAATTTTATAAGGAGATGATTTTATGTTATTTGGAAGAATGTTTCCACAAATACCATTTTGGAGTAAGATTGGAAAAATACCTACTTCATATAGAGTTGCTATGTCTTATGAAGAGCAACTACTATGGCTTTGCAAACACGTTGAAGATTTAGATGAAGAATTTAAAACGGCTCTTGAACAAATTATTAAAGATTTAAATGACTATGTTGAAGAACTTCTTAAAACAATAGAAGTTGAAACTGATTTGACTTCTTATTTTGTAAATGGTTATGCTATAGAAGATGGTTACCAAATTGGTCAAGAAGTTGATTTAACTCCTGAAGAAAATTCAGGTATGTGCTATGCAATTATTGATGTTAATGAAGGAGAACTAATTAGACTTACAGGTACTTCTCCATCTCCACGTTTACTTTTAAGATGTGTATTAGATGAAGATAATAAAATAATAGAAATGTCAGAAGGTGCAGAAACTGCAGAAAATGCAGTTTATGAAATGCCTGAAAATGCTAAAAAATTTGTAGTTAATACTGAATTAAATTCTCCAAAAAGTTTAGTAAGAATTTCATATAAATCTATTGATGGATTAGAACATCAAATTGCATTAAATACTCAAAACATCTTTAATCTTGATAGACAAGTTGCTCATCTTCAAGATAAAATTGACCATCTTGAAACAACTTCAGTTTCACAATTTGAAGGTAATGTTGAACTTCAAAGTACAGGTGCAATAGTAATAAATGGAACTCCTTTAGCTCAAACTTTAGAAACAGGATTTTATGAATGTAATTTTCCAATCTATGATGATGGAATGACTAATATTTTATTTGATACAGGAAATATAGTTTATTATAATGAATTAGAAAATAAATTCTATGGTTATTTCCAATGCGTAGAGTATAATTCTTTAGACTCAAAGTGGGTTGCTACTCCAAATGATTATATAGAAGATACTCTTTCGGGAGATGAAAATAAAGTTCCAAATTCTGAAGCAGTTCAAAATGCTATTGATGAAGTTTATAGAGATTTTGGCTCACTTCCTGATAGAGTAGATTATTTAGAACATAATGTTACTTTCCTAAAGAATGGAAAAGCACTTTATAATTATGATTTAATAAAAGATGGTTACATTAGAACAGGAGTAAATATTGGGTCACAAGTTGATTTAACTCCTATTCCTACAACTGATAATAGTTATATTATCTTACCTGTAAAAGAAGGAGATGTATTTACTATTTCAGGTAAGGGTGGCTCACAAAATAGATTAGTTGCATTTCTTGATGTAGGTGATAATCTAATAGGTTGTTCTGCAGATGGTTATGAAGCTACAAATGAACAATTCACTATTCCTGCAAACTGCACAACTTTAGTATGTAACTTTGATACTCCTGAAACTTATACTCCTTCACTTGTTAAAACAATTGCAACAGGTGGTGGTAGTGGTGGTAGTGCAATAAATATTGTAACTGCAGGTACTTTTGATATTTTAAATGCAGATGATGGTCTTTATGCACTACCTAGTGGTTGTACTATTACTTATGGCGAAAATGGTGGAAATCCTGTTACTTATACAACTATTTCTCAAATAATTATGTCTTTAGTTACTTATTCTAATATTACTTACTCGGAGTTTATTGATGTTTCATCAGGAGAAGCAGTTTTAATTACAGGTACTTCTAATCATAGAGTCTTTACAGGTGTTGTTTCTTCTTCACTTCTTACTAATACTATTAACTATATTCGTGTTAATGGTAACTTTGTTCCTGTTGCTTCAGGAATTGCAGATTTAACTATTCCTGAAATTACTTACGGAACTAATGATTTAACTCCACGGAGTAAGTACACTTGCTACAGGAAGTGTTTATTATCAATATGAATAAAGGAGTGATTTTATGAAAACTTATATTGGTGTTAATAATCTTGCTCGTAGAGTTAGAAAAATTTATCAAGGAGTTGATGTAAAATATACTCCTGTTGATTATATTGAAAGTTCAGGAACACAATTTATTAATACTAAAGTTATTAATGATAATATTAAAATGATTATAGATTTTGCACTTACTGCAACTCCATCATCTGAATCTTATGGAATAATCGGAAGTTGTAATTCTGTTGGTTGTTGTTTATTCGGATTGGATTCAGGTAACTTTAAATTTGCTTATGGAAATTCTTTTTCTGCAAGTCAAGCACTTCCTGCTGATACTAATAGACATACTGCTTATTTGAATGATAATGGAGAATGCAAAGTTGATACAAATGTTTTAGTAGATTCAACTACTATTGCTACTTCTTTAAATAGTGAATGGTGGTGTTATCTATTTACTTCTCTTGGTGGAACTGCTAAGCATATCTCTATGAAATTTTATTCTTGCAAGATTTATGATTCTCAAAATAATCTGATTAGAGATTTTATTCCTGTTATTGATGAAAATAATGTTGCTTGTTTATTTGATTTAGTTGAAAATAAACTTTATTATAATGATGGTACAGGTACATTTTCTTATGGACAAACTACAGGTAATCAAGTTATTATTCCTAATCAAGCAAGACTTATTAAAAAAGGTTATGTTGGAGATGAAAATAATCTTGCTAAAACAATTTATTACCCTGTAAATAGAGTTTCACAAAATGCTACTCTTTTAATGCACTTAAACGGAAATATTAATGATGAAATTGGTATAGGTACTATTACTCAAGTAAGAGCTTTAACTTTTGATGTTAATGGAAAATTTGAACAATGTGGTAGAGGAGATAATTCTGCTAATCCTAATCCTTCAGTTTATATAGAAGGTGTTGGTTATAATAACTCTGTAATAACTCAAAATAATTTAACTATTGAATGGTGGCAGAAAAGAACTTCAGCAGGAACTATTTTAACAGGTCTAGATTCTCCAATCGCTATAAAAAATACTAATAGTTATATGAGCAGTGCTTTCGTTAGATATAGCTCTGATAGATATGAGTTAGATTTTTCACTAGGTGGAACTTCTGCTTCTAATTTTAAATCTTATGCTTCTGCTAAAAATTGGTATTTAGATGAATGTAAAAATCCTAAATGGACACATTGTGCAGTAGTATTTTATGATAATGGTACTTGGAAAATATTCCATAATGGAATCCCTGTTTCTAGAGGTACTACTCTTTCTTCTTATTCTCAAGCAATCGGTACTAATAAAATAGGTTTTGTGTTTAGTGGTGCTTGGTGTGATGAACTTTATGTAACTCGTGAAGCTCTTTATACTGAAGCTTTTGAAGTTCCTATTGCTCCATGGAGTAAATAGTAGTATAATTATTATAGGCATTATGAGTGTGTTCCCACATATTCATTTTCTCCTTTCTTATATAAAGGTTTCTACAAAAGATAAAATAGAAAAGACTAGCTATTTAGCTAGTCTTATTCTTTCTCTAATCCAATCGGAAAAGGTTATATTCTTCTTCTCTAATATCTTTATAAGTTTATTACTATATTCTATATCTAACGAAGCTTTCCATTGTTTTTTACCTAATTTTTGGAAATTCTCGTATTCTCTTTTGTAATCTCTAGTCATTTTATCAACTCCTCTATCTTATATTCTTCTCCGTTGTGGGTTTTAATTTTCTACCGACATTTTGGACAATACTGCCCTTCAATTATTATCGTTTCTTTAACTACGAGTTCTCCTAATGGTTCGCATTTATTTTCTTCAAGATATAACTGAGTTGGTTTTATACCATAATCACTTTGTTCACAAAAATAACAATACATTTTACTCTCCTTTCAAGAGTTCCTCAATAGCGTATTCTTCTCCGTTCTTGCTCTTTTTCTATAATATTAGCTTTAATTAAATCAAACATAAGTTCAGAAGCAAATTCATCTCCACTAACAGTTATTCTTCTTGTCAATTCACAAATTTCAATATATTCCCACTCTAACCTATCTCGCCATACATAATAACCATCTTCGTAAACAAATCCGATTTTCTTCAAATTCTCTAAATTTATATTTTCTTTAATTTGTAACATATTATTCTCCTAATAACTCTCTTATTTCGTACTCTTCTCCCTCTTTGATAAATTGAAATAAATGTGCAAAACTAGACATTTCTCTCCCATTATCATAGATTCTTCTTGTTTCATTTTTTTCAACTTCATCATAAGCCATTAAACGATAATCTTCTTCTCTTGCAATATATTTTGGCTTTCCTTTTATATTCCTCAATATGACTCTTTCATCTTCTGATAAAATAGGCTTGACTTGTTCATTTAAAAATTTTTCAATATTAAATTGATTACCAGCATAATCTAATTCTTCATTTATTGCTTTTATAAATTCTTCTTTTACTCCATCTTTTAAAAATTTATCTACGTTATTCATCTTTCTCACTTCCTAAATCTATCTTCATTGTTGGTATTTCTATATCGTGACCTATCTCTTTATATACTAATTTAAATTTTCCTGATTCTATATCTGATAGTACTTTCTTGTTGCATTCTAATAAATCCTTGTATAGACTTTGTTTTGTTGAACAAGCAGTATATAATCCACGAAGCATTCCATCAGGACTAAATACTTTTTTGTAATCGCTTCCTTCTTTGTTTGTTATTAAAAATATTATGAAATCCATCATGTTCTCATGTAACTCATCACGAGTTCCTTCTAATTCTACTTGATGATTGTGAATGTTAATCATATTATTTGACTCCCTTCTTTGATACTACTTTATTTAAGTATAAATCAATTTCTTCTACAAGCTTGTCTGTCTTTTCTCTCATTCTTCCACCTATTGTTACAAATGAAAATTCTTCTTTCATTGAATAAGTTGTTTTAAATACCATTGGTCTAGCTCCATATAAGTTCTCCAAGAATCTGCTATCAAATTGTTTTGCTCCATCATCATAAGTTACTCCCCAATTATTAACTAGAGTGTACCATTTAAAATTTTTCATTCCTTTAGAAGCTAGATATTCTTCTATTTTCTTTTTTTCTTCATTTCCTAAATACATTATTTTAAATTCTCCTTTCTTATTTGTTCATTGATTCTATTTCCTAACTCTACATAATCTTCATCACAAATCCAATTCTTGTTTCGTGATTCTAGGAAATCTTCTAAATCAATTATTTCTCCTTCTTCCTTAATTTCTCTGATGTACTCTGCTACTAAAAATTTCATCATTCGTTCTGCAAGTCTTACTTTTTTCTCCATTCTTAATTTCTCCCTTCTTATTTTACTTGCTCTTATATTATAGCACTTACTTGTACTCGTTGTCAACAGGTTTATGAAATTTTTTGTAATATTTTAAAGGTTGATATAGGGTGGGGAGGGTGCTATACATTT